TTTCTAACTTTAGGTAGAAGTTGCTCTTTAGCAAAGATAAGGGCTTTGTCAATCAAGGCTCTTTCTGCTTTATTTGAATTGAAATAAGTAACTAACATACTATTATAATAGCAGGTTAGAATAAAAAGTCAACCCTCTTGTAAGTTATTGAAAAAGCTAGGTATTTTCCCATTGAATCCATAACCACAATTGAGTCTATCAATAAGTGATTCGTTTTGTTCTTTACTTTCAGATTTCCAGACTTTCTGATTTGTCTTAGTATCATAGACATAGTATATGCCTTTATGTCTTTTACTAATATACTGTTTATTCTTTTTTCTAAACCATCTCATACTTTTAATCCCGTAAAGTCTTTTTTACCTTTTTTAATTTTAACTTCTTCTTCTACTCTTTCACCGAATTGAGTATTATCAAATACTGGCCCATCAAGGACATCACCTTGTGCAGATTGCTCTACATCGTAGAGTCGCATCTTAGCCCTATCAACACCAAGAACAAATCTTTTATATAGGGTAGGATCATTATATCTGTTCTTGAGTTGTTTCACCATTATCTGATTTAAATCTTCAAGTTCTTCAGTAGATATAAGAGCAAACATAAAATCAGCAGTTGCAGGTAAACCAAAAGATTCAGAAGTATCTTCTAAGCCTAAATCTGAATTGGTAAAACCACTTCTTGTAGTTTGTGTTGCAGATAATATAGGAAGATTTTTTTCTACTGCAAGGCCTCTAAGTTCTTCTGCTATAGATTTTATCAAAGTATATGAGTTTACATTTGAACCAGTCTTTATTCTATGAGACATACAAATATTTAAATAGTCAATATAGATGATATCTGGCATAAACTGCCTCTTTAATCTAAGTTCATTTAGAAGATGTCTAAAATGCCCTACATGAGCAGAGGCAGTAGGATATTCTTTTACAATTAATTTACCACTAGTTTTACCTTTTACCCTATCAATCTTTTTATCATACATCTGTTTTGGTAAATCTATTAATTCTTCTAGAGAAACATTAAGTAAGTTAGCATCTATTCTCTCTGCGATTTTTTCTTCTGCCATTTCCATAGTAATATACAGAACATTTTTACCTTCAAGCAAATTAGCTGAAGCCATATGGCACATTGCTAACGATTTACCAACGCCCGTACCAGCGAGTATAATATTGAGCGACTTTTTAGGTAAACCACCTTTGGTAATTTTATTAAGGTAATCCAAATCGAAAGGAATACGTTCTTCAACACGGTGATAAAAATCCCAACGACTATCACTATCATCAATAAAGTCGTGCCCAATAGAAGGATCAAAGGAAATAGACAGAGCATCAGAGAGAAGTTCTGGTATACTTCCTTTGTCTTGTTTATCTTTACCATCGATAATAGATATTGATTCCATAATTGCATTGTAAATAGCCTTTTCTTGGCAAAACTTTTCAGTTTTTTCTATTAACCATTCTTTGTCTGTATCTGGATCTGAGTTGAGTTCAGATACTATACTAGAACATTTACTGAAGCTTTCATCTGTTATAGATGAATTATTATCAAGTTCAATTAACAATGCTTCTTTTGTTGGCAATGCATTGTATTGTGACAAATATTTATCTATCTCTTGATAAATTGATTTCTCATTTGTTTCTGAAAAATATTCTGCCTTGAGATAAGGCAGAGTTCTTCTTGCATAATCTTCTTCATTAAGAAGATTTTTAAGTACTACTAGTTCAATCCTGTTCTGCACGTTCTAAATGTTCCTTTAAAAGTTTTTGTAATATATCTCCTAGAATAGTTTTAAATTCTACAGTTGCTAAATCCAATTTATTAGGATTTTCACATATAATAAAATTAAAACTAAACTTACCTATATTGTCACCATTCTCATCTTTTTCTTCATAAGCTTGAACAACATCATATTGTATAATCACACCTTCGTAAGGCTCATCATCTAAAACCACACAATCTTGATCACTGTGAAACATTTTATCATGTTTTTCTATAGTATGATAATTAGGTATAATTATATCATCGCCAATATTTCTCATCTTTTTTTACCTTGGCCTCTATACTTTTTGAACCCTCTTCTTTTATGTTTGTTCATTTTGGTTAGAGATAACATACCATTACCGATAGAAGTTTTCACTTTTGTTGGTTCGTGAACTGCTATACTAAATCCTCTTGCTTTACGTGCCATTATTTACTCCCATCAATTTGTTCTTTGACTTCTTGAACTCTATCTTTCAATACACTTATCGCAGTGTGTATATGTCCAGTATCATGAGGTTGAAGTTTCTTTTCTAATATACTTATTTCTTCCATTAAAAAAATCAATCTATCAGTATCTTTAGCCATTATGCATCTTTCTTATTATATCAACATCTTCTTCATCAATTAAATCACCACAACCACAACGAGTAGGATATTCTAAATTAACAACATCATCTTCCCACATACACCAGTGTTGCCAATATACTTTATCACCCTCAATGTAGGCTGTCTTCTGTCCCCTCGTCAACTGAAAGTTCATTGGTAGGTTCGCCATAGAGAAACTCCTTCTTTGCTACTTCTTCTAGTTTTGTCATTATGTCTTCAGTAAAATACTTCTCAGGATCTTGATTGATAGTTTTACCAAAAACTTTTGTACCATCAGGCATTTCATATCTCGTTGAAACTTTCTTGATGATTTCATACTTCTCTGCTAAATCTAATAGTCCATAATATCTATCTAGTCCAGTTGAGTAAGATAGTTTTACTTCTACTCTTTTATTCTCTTGAGTAAATCTAGATTTAGCCATTTGTACTTTTACTATGTTACCAATTACATCAGTGCCATCTTTATCTTTTTTCTTAGATAGCATTGCGATAGATGATGATGCATACTTTAGTCCAGCACCACCAGACATTTCTTTCATAGGTATGTATGCACCAACCACATCGTACACATGATTAGTAACAAGAAGAGGTACTTTTGCTTTTGCAAGTTTCAGAGATAACACTCTAAAGGTACCACGTAGCAATTGTGCTTTTGTCATGTCTCTTGCTGGTTTACCAGACTCGACATCTTCTAATTCTTTTGCTGACGATAGTTGTCCTAATGAGTCAAGTACCATCATCATTGGTGGAGCATCTTTATGTTCCATATAGTTTGTTAGCATCTTTACTGCACTTGTACGAAAGTCTTCGATAGACTCTGGTTCTGCAATAGATACTCTTGATACATCGATGCCTCTAGAAGACATCATATCTTTTGTTACTGCGGCCTCTGTATCAAAATAGATAACACCACCAGTTTCATTATCTTCTAAAAATTGTTTGATAACGCCTAGAACGAAAAAGGTTTTCCCAGTTGCTGACTCACCGGCAAATGCGGTTATTTTATTATTAGGAACACCACCATACAAACTACCACTAAGTACTGCATTCATAATATAAGAACCAGTATCTATTGTACCAGTAAATTCAGAAGAGTTACCACCATCAGCTAATATATTAGTGTTGTCGATACCCTTTATTACATTACTTAAAAAACTATTCATTTATTATATACCTCATCTAGTTTATCAGAAAATTCTTCTATCTTTTTACTTCTTAGTTTACCTGGCCAATGAATATAATCTTTCTCTGGATTCTTCGCAAGATTATTTAACAAAGGTTTAATCATGTTATATAGAGTATCGCATTTTTCTTGTGTTTTGTCAAGTCCAGATTTATTAAGCACTGCTTCATCTTGGGCTAGTTGTACTACTTCTAATTCTTGTTCTGTAACGGCTGTAAAGCCAAAATCAAAATCTAAATCACTCATGAAAAAAAGTCCTCCAGTGTTGCACGTTTCTCTGATGCCCAACCAATTTTTTCTAAAATTAATTCTAAGGGTTCAAGGAACGATTTGTTAAATTGCATTTCATAATCTATAAAAGTATCAATATCAAATTCTTTAGGTAATACATTGATAATAGATAATACATTTTGTTTCATAACATTAGGTTCTTTCATGTAACAAAACTTTATCTTTTCGCCATCTTTGATTGTTTGATATTTCTTTTCTAATTTGTTTTGTCTTACTAAGTGGTTGAATACCAATGCACCTCTAACATGTATAGGAGTAGACTTTACAAGTTGAAGTTTATCTCTTTCACCACTGTCGTATTTATTTAACTCAGAAACACCTCTAGGAAAAGCTACTTCTTCGAAAGGTAAATTGAAAAACTCTTTCTTAAAACTTGCAATATAGTCTTGAACTGTTTTCTCTTCTTCTGACATAATTAGATTGATAGCTTTCTTAATACTATTTCTACAAGCTTGTGGGGTACTAGATTTGATAGCTTCTATACCCATCATCTTTAGTTTAGGTTCTGTATATCTTACACCTTCATTATCATATACATTAAGCATATATCTTTTCTTGGCTGTCCATATAGCTTTGTCAGCGATAGCTTCTCTTTTCATAAACATCTTTTGATCATATGCATTCATTATATCTGCAAGTTCTTGATAACTTTTATCTATGAATGGTTCTATCTTAGTTTGAGCAACTTTGTCTAAAAACTCTATTGGATTATTAGGTTTAAATTTATCTATCATTTTCTCAAATGTAATGTATAGCGAATCTGTGTCAGATGCAATCACATAATCTTGATTATCTGTACTTAGTAATTTGTTCAAATATTCGTTGATACGTGCTTCTATCCACTTGATAGAGAGTTGGCCAGACTTAGTTATAGCTAACGCTTGTCTTATGTCATAAAATCTAAAGTATTGATTACCCAATGCACCATAAGCAGAGTTCAACTGGACTTTCTTTGCCAATTGCATATTAGAATACTTTGATATATCTTTTTCCAACTCTTTTGATTTTGTCTTTTGTAAATCTTTCTGAGCCTGTATCATTTTCTTTTTGTAGATAACTCTATCTTCATACATCGATTGCATCATTTCAGTAAGAAAGCCTTTCTTATCTTTTCTGAAATATTGGCCATTTGCGGCAAGAACTTTATCTTTTGGTGTAGTTACATTTTTATTGACAACATCTTCAATAGATATATCTCTGATAGAACCATTAATCAAAGTGTCTGGTGATATATTATATTGCATGATTAAATGTGGATACAATGAGTTCAAATCAAAAGACATAACCCACTTATGTAAACCAACTTGTGGATCTTTTACATAAGCACCCTCATATGCTTCGTTTTTTCTCTTGACTTTTTTCTGAGGTATAACCATTCTTTTATCAAGAAGGTAGTTATGTATTAATACATCCCACATGCGAACTTGAGTGTACACATCTTCATAATTGACTTTCGCATCATAAGCAAGTGCCATGGCCATTTCGATAAGTTTCATCTTATCTTCTATTCTTTCGACTAGTTCAACATCTCGTATGTTATAGTCAATAAACTTTTGATAATCTAATTTATACAATTGGTGTAGATTAGCAAACTCAGAATAATCTAATTTCTTTTCACCAACTTCTACATTTGCAATATGATCTAGTCTATAACTTTCTTGTGCTGAGTATGTAAACTTCTTATAGAGTTCAATGTAATCTAACTGTGCTACACCATATAATTCATAAGATTGTAAAGTTCTCTGCAACTGTTGAATTTTTCTTTCTCGTATGAAACCCCAAGGTGATAGTTGCTCTGCTTTATATTCACCAAATATTTTCGTAATTCTATTTACAAGATAAGGTATATCAAAGAAACGAATATTCCAACCAGTAACAATATCTGGATCAAGTTTCTTCCATGTCTTGAGAAATACATCGACTAGATTATGTTCAGATTTACAATTTATATAATACACATCATCTCTATCATTTTGGTAATTGTTTATACCCATGACATACAATTTATTTTTCATCTTGATAGTGATAGCAGTGATAGGCTGATTAGCTTGTTCTGGTTCTGGAAAGCCATCTTCAGAACCAACTTCGATATCTATATTAGCGATACGTATCTTTTCCATATCATAGTCATTACCATATCTTTCATTTAGATATGTGTATGCATGAAGTGTAGAACCATAAAATGTAAAGCCAGTTACATCTTCGTATTTTTTGATATAATCTTTACACTGACTTATACTATCAAACTTTTTGGGTTTGACTGAATGGCCATCTATTGTTGTGAATTTTGTTTTTTCTCTACTTGGTTCGTAGAGAGTTGGTTTGTAAAAAATCTTATCATAAAATCTTTTACCGAAGTCGTGGCCACGAACATACACGTAACTGCCACGAACAAAAGCGTTTGTATAGAATCTCATAAGATCATAATAACAGATTGTATGCTATATGTCAAGCTTACAGATAATTATATATTGCGTAACCAGTAACTATACCTATAACTAGCATAGCGAAATGTGTGAGAAATGCTTCTTTGTTCATGCCATTATATCCAATGTTCTTTGTATTCTCATATCGTTTAATAGATTCCACATGTTATTCTTTGCGAAAAACTGCATCATCATTATGTATGCCATCCACTGATACATTCTCTTTTGCTGTTCTCTTTGCCACTGTGCTTGATTATACTCTTGTACTCTTTCTTGTTTTCTAACATACTCTTGATTAGCAACTTGTGTACCATCATTAACATAAGTATTAATATATTGATTAGTTACGTTACCTATTTGCATGTTAACTCCTATGAGAAAAGAGACTTACTTGGTTTTGTATAATTTTCTTCATACACACAATCACCTTTAACCCATCTAAACTGTGATAGATATCCTTTAAATCTCTGAGTACCATTGATAGCTTGTCCGATGTATAATACGTTTCCTGTTCCACCATTAAGAACGTCAGTATTACCTGTTATGTCTCCTACTTGTGAAGGCGAACCATTATACCATAGAAGAACTTTTCCACTTTTTCTAGTAAGAGCGATATGATTCCAAGCATATACGGAGGGCCAATCTGAATCTATTTGATCCACAGTTCCTGTATTTGTTTGTAACACATTAGCAGTACCATTCCATAATTTAATCGTTTGATCACTGTTTCTATATATTTTGAAATCGGCAGAACCAAAACCATTTCCTACGTTAAAGAAAGTAGTGTGTCCTGAACCCTGCCAGTCTTCAGCCCAATACCAAAACTCAATACAAAAATCATCACTCGAACCCATTTGCCAGTCAGCATGTGCAGACACGCTAAGTCCATCGTTAGTACCATCAAAGTATATTGACTTCCAACCAGCAGGCGCTCTTTGAGGTGCAAAATTAGATACTGTTGGACTACCTATTGCAGAAATAGTATGAGTGCCATCTCCTGTTCCTTCTGTAGTTACAGTACTTCCACTGGCGGCTATCAACTTAGTATTTGAAGCTGTAGTAGTTTCATGTGACTGAGAGTTTGATTTAGAACTAACAGTTGGAACTATATTTTGTGGATAATATGCCTGACATATTTGAAAGACATCTGTAAGCTGTCCATTATATTCCTCAGTCATACTAGAAGTACTATTGTTAGCTCTACTTCCTAGAAAAACATAATTGTTACGAAGTGGAAAATTTCTATTACTATTTAAAGCTCTTGTCTGATTAAATCGTCCTTGTAGAACTCCATCAACATGCATAGTAACAGCACCTAAATTACTAAAAGTAACTGAGACATAATACCAAGTATCTGCTGATATGCTAGATTTTGTTATAGTACCCTCTAGGGAATTATCTTCTTTCCAAACTTTAGTAGTTAATGTACTACCACTTAAATATACTTGAAGGGCACAATCTTGAGAATCAGTTCCAGTAGTTCCGTTGTAGTACAAACTTTGTGTTCCAGAAACATCACCAGCTTTAAACCAAAAAGCAACAGTAAAAGCACCTTTTTTCTCTGATTCTCCACCCCAAGCATCTGTCATAAATCTATGATTTTGAGGACCTTTAAGTCTAAGTCCGCCGGCATAATTCTCTTGCCCACCATTACCACTTCCAGGAAAGTCAATGGAATGTAAACTATATCCAGGAGGACTATCATTAACTGTTTGAATTAGTCCAGCTCCAGTGCCACTATATCTCATAGCATAATCAGGATTATAGTAGAAGCTTATATCTCCTGTTCCTGTATTGTAATATGCCATATCATTACATTTTAAATGATGAATAGCACTTCCAGTTGCTCTTAGTTCTGTGGGCGGTGCTGTAGATGATAAAGTTGATCCATTTAAAATATGTAAATCTGAAAGAATTAACATGTCGTTTAGATAATTATACTGTGTAGATTGAGCATTACCTCCCCATCTCAAATTTGAAACATTTAAAGTATCACTATTTGATGATGTTCTTAGTAGATCACCATTAATATGAAATGTTACTGAACCACTACTTCTTTGTATACAAACATATTGCCAACCTTTCATATTCTGTTTTCCGCCAGATTCTGTAGAACCATTATTAAAACCACTGGAATGATTTATGGTAGAACCAGCTAACGCTGTTTTGTAATAATAAGTACTACTCGATTTATAAGTTCCAAGTCCAATTACATTTCCATTTGATCCCATTCCAATAAAATAGCCATACTCTCCTAAACCATTTAAGTTTATTGGCATATACCAAAAAGATACTGAAAAATCTCCAGCAAAACTTTCTGTTGAATTAAATTGTATAATAGCTTCGTCATTGTTTCCGTTTATCATGTAGCTACCACCATGTACTGCTGGATCATAAGCTATATGATCATAAGGTGATCCGTCAACTGGGGTCGCTCCATACAAATGATTTGCCCAACTTTGTGTACTCCAACCTTCGACACGATGTCCTATAGTACTTCTGTCAGCTATTCTATTGTGGGCAGATGGCAAATGAAATTTAGTATTTGAAAGAGGTTCTAAATGAGTTTTAGGTGGAGCAAATTCAGAAGTGTAGACAGCACTTTTATCAAGTCTAACATCAGCTATATATCCAGGTAAGATACACATGTCATCATTACCACTACCTACAGCATAATACTTAGAACAACCAATCATTAAATCTCCAGTAGTAGTATTGAAATCATAAGGTTGTGAAGCACTACCTTCTGATCTTCCGTTCGTATACAAAGTTATTGTACCACTATTGTTAACAATAGCCCAATGAACCCAACCAGTGGTTGTTGCTCCAAATGCATATCCACTATAATTATTAGTTACATTTGTTCTTGTAATTTTATTACTTCCAGCTATCAAAACTGAATCTGATGTACCTGATGAAACTCTAAGATCTATTTTTTTACTCGTAGCATTGAAAACTAGAGCCATACCACCACCAGTAACATCGTAATTTTCTGTGGCAATAATCGCATTCCAAGCCACAGAAGCAGAACTATAATTACTACCAGCTTGTCCAAACTGCATTTGTTCAGCCCAACCTTCTAATGTCCAACTACCTGACTGTGGCATAACTAAGGAAGTGGTATCTTTATTCCTTACCATTATTCTTCCCTTATAGTAAGTACTAAAACTGTAAGAAGTTCCTTTTGGTTGATAAGGAGAAGTAGCAAGTCTCATAATACCTTCTCTAGGACGGTTTTTGTCAATAGTATTATTTTGTGTTGCCGTATATGTGTATTTACCAAATTTTGTTTGAGATGCCGTCCAAGGTGATGAGCCATCGTCTTTAACATCTCTATCCCAATTTGTAACTTGGTTAGCAACATAATTACCAACTAAAAGAGTACCTGCTCTGGCTGAATTGTTAACTGTTGATATGTAGTTAGTGTCAATTGTTATAGTTCCTGTTCCAGTATTAACACCATCAGTTACAGTTAATGTTACTGTAGCATCTCCTGAATACTCTGTAGTACCATCAAATACTAAACGAAGATGATTATTACTTGTTGTATGTGTTACCGCAACATTACCTGTAGTAGCAATACCTGAGTTAGCTAGAGTAATAGTTACTGGTGTACCTTCAGGTTCATTTACTGTATATGTAAAATCTAAAGTCAAACCATCAAGAGTTGGATTAGCCGCTGTTGATGATAAAGTAATTGACGGCGCAGTATTAATCAATGATATTTTATACCAACCAGAACCATTAGACATATACAATGTACCAGTTGCTGTTGCATATGCTAAACTGCCTGCTGGAGATATAGGCGAAAATGGTAACACTGAAGAGTTTGCATAAGTTGTAACAGCACCTGCACCTTGTATGCCAAGTCCTGGTTCTATTATAGATGTATTTGCTTGTGAATCTTTTACAATTAGATTACCACTATCTGCACCTAAAACAACTTTACTTGTGCCTGTTCCTAGTGTAATACTATTCGCTGTGTAAGATAATTTTTGTACCATAATTACTCTCTTTTATATCTATTTAGTTAACCTGTAAGTAATGCAGAAGGAGGGGTAAATGTTTCTGCATACAAGGCTTGTCCTTTAATCCATCTAAAATTAGAAATGTATCCTTTAAACTGAGTAGCATCAGCAAGGCCTTGTTTTCTTCCTATGTGTCCTACAGTACCAGATGCTAAATCTCTATTTGTAAGTGCGTTTTTATGTTCTAATTTACCATCTACAAATACTCTTCTTGATACACCATCTCTACAAAATGCTACATGATGCCAAGAACCATCATCTATTCTACAATGAGAATAATAATTACTACTATTATTACTTACTTGTTCATTTAAGAATATTTGTCCAGGACTAGAGGAGGCTTCATTACCTATAGATATTCTAACACCTGTGTTACTGTTAGCGTTGTAGAAAATCCAAGCGTAAGTTTGTCTTGTATTAATCCAAAACTCTATTGTATAGGCACCTGTACCGAAATTAAAATCTGCATGATTAGGAATTGTAAAATAATCTCCAGTACCATCTAAGTAAACAGATTTCATACCAGCTACAGGACCCCAACTGACACCAGTAGGATCACCTTGAGATGTTATTGTATGATTAGTTGTTACATCTGTTGTGGTTGTGGTTGTAGTGAATGCAAGAAGTTTTGTATTAGATCCAGTTGCTGTAACACCTGTTCTTGCTGAGTTAGTTGTTGTGAGAGTTTGATTTACAGGCATAAATGGATATCTTGCTCCAGACGAAACTCGAATATCTTGTGAGTTACCTGTAAATGCAGAATATCCTCCTCCTGGCCCTTGTGCGCCTAGAAGTCTTAAAGCATTCCATGTGGCAGTATCAGCAGTTGCACTTGCATATTTGTCAAGTGCATTCATACTACCTAATACTGTACCATTTGCCCATATTGTTAATATGCCATTTTCACTGTCTTTCATATTTCTAGGATTTTGCTGAAAGACTAAATGATTCCAAGTATTTAAAAATACAATCTCACTATTCGTATAGGCGTAACTGGCTGAAAGTCCTAAATCTGTATAAAATATCCTACTACTATCTGCATAATCTATTCTTGCAGAAAGATTACCACCATAAGTACCTGCATCAGAATCAAAAAATATACTTGCTTGTCCACTTTGAGTCAGACGTACCCACATCTCAATTGTCCATGGTGAGTTATACAATTCAAAAAGAGGTGTATGTATAGAAGTAAAACCAGCACTAAAATCAGTTTTTATTGTGGGCTTTCCACCATATTTTACTACACCTGTATCACCTTCTACATCTGTACTATCTGACTGATAAAATTCTACCTGTTCAGAACATTGCCCTAAATCTTCTATACCAGCAGGAAAGTTTAGAAGTAGTTTAGTATTTGATGCAGTGATACCTGTGTTGACATTTGTTGTTGATGAATACGTGCCACCAGTCTTTGTGAGTGGGCCAGTTGGTGGTGTGAATGCTCCAGTATAAACTGCTTCACCTTTTACAATTCTAACATCAGCTATGTTAAAATTACCAACTGTATTATTTTGGGCTCTTCCTATCCATACGTCAGTGCTAGAACTAGTCTGAGGTGTTCCAGAAACAGTTGTGCTTGCATCTTGAACACCATTCAAATAAATCTTTATATTTCCAGAGTTGTCTTTATAAAAAGCACAATGATACCACTGATTTGTATACATAGTTGTCGAGGCGGTAATAGTTTGAGCAGAACCATTATAGTAATAAAAATATAGATTACCACTTGTGTTTGTACCAAAACCCCAATAGAAAGTATTATCTGAACCGGTTGCATGAGAAAATACACAAGGTGAATTATTAGGCGAGCCTACTCTAAATGCTCTACTATATAACCAAAACTCTAATGTAAAATGATTACTTGAAGGATTCCAGTCATACAAATCAGCAGAGCGAGGTAGCTTTACGTAAGATGATGAACGTGCATTTGTAATGATTGCTGAGTTACCATGTTTGCTTACATCATATGCACCCCTATCAAAAGGTGTGTGTCCTATTTGTTTACCAGTACCACTAGTATTCGTAGTAACAGCATGACTATTAGGCCCATAATCTTTTAGCATACTACCTGTACAAACTAAAGCCATAGTATTTGAGTCACTCTCAAAAGGTGCAGTGGGTAAATCAAAACCATACTCACTAGTGTATCTTGCTGTATTTGATATTCTAACATCATATAAGAAACACTCTGCCGCCTCACTAGTATACAAACCTAGTCGAGGTGCATTAGAAGATGAGCCAGCACTTCCTGTTACTGTAGCTTTGTTTGTGTATCTTCCGTTTACATAGTGACGTACAACATTACTACCATCTCTAGTATATGCTATATGATTCCAACGATTCCAGAGTATTGGGTGTGTTTCTCCACTCACACTACTACCTACAGAACCAAACATATTAGAGCCAGTTGCACAATACCCATCGTTGTTTATTTCCATGTATGAACTACCAATTTGAAACACATCATGCCAACCTGATGTTCCTGAACTAGATTGCTGTTCATCTCCCCAGAACCAAAACTCTACACTCCACTGTCCTGAGAAAGAAAAATCAGAAGAGGCGGCTATATCAATATATCTACCTCCGTTTATGTGTTGTGCATATCCGTTGGGACGATAAGGACTAAATGATGATGTTCTGGCATATCCTGTAGGTGTAATAGTATGATTACTATCAGATTGATCACTGAACGTATAATTATCTCCACCCTCTGAATTAGCTTTTAATAATACAAGAGTATTTCTTGAATCTTTCACTGCATATGCAGTACTAAATGTAATTGTTCCTACACCCGTATTTACACCATCTGTAACAGTTGCAGTGATTGTTGCATCTGATAAATCTGTAGAACCATCAAACACTACTCGTATATTATTGTTTGCAGTTGTATGAGTAATTGTAGCTACATTTGTATCAGCAATACCTGAATTAGCTAAAGCAATAGTGACTGGTGTACCTTCTGGTTCTACTGTTGTATAGTTTACATCTAAAGTTAAAGTAGATGTAGTGATAGATGCCGTAGTTTTGTTCAGAGTTATTGATGGACTTGTATTTACCATAGATACTCTGTACCAACCACCTCCTGATTTCATAAACAGTTCACTGGATGCTGTAGTATAATATAAAGCTCCGTTAGTGATGCCTGTAGGAGGCAAAGGCAACGCCGCCTTGTTAGCTATAATTACAACTGGTTGTTGTTCTACTATGCCTAGTCCTGGACGAACTGTTGCTGTTGAGCCACCAGATTTAATTAGTAAATCTCCACTATCAGCGGCTAACTCAACTTTTCCAGAACTTAAACCAACAACTACACTATTTGCAAATGTTTTGTTTCTGTAAACCATTTTAGATCATCTTTAAAGCTGATTCCGTTGTTTCGGTAACTCTTCTAGTCCAACCCCTACCGAATGTCTCAAATGTTTTTAGTCTTTCATAATAACCTTGTCTCTTCGCTTGAAACTTTTTAATCGCATATTCTATACCATGTTCTTCAACATATTCATTAACTTTTTTGATTGTATTTTTACCTATTGCTCCGTCAGCAGTAGCTCCAACGACATTTTGTAAATACTTTGCAGATCTTCCTGTACCAGCATTTACTCCAAAATCAAAAACACATAAGTCCAAACCATTTGGTATATCATCACATTTACAACGGCCCCAATAGTTTTTTTCGTATATTGGCGCAACATCATCAACTGTAAGATTTTTCATAGATTTCTTACCACCCCACTCTTCATATACTCTTTTAGTAACACCGAGGTTAGTCTCTCCACCAGGATCTTTTGGGTGATTTACATAACCACCTTCATGATGTAATATTATTTCCAAACATGCATTGTAATTCGAATTAGCCATAATCTCGCCTTTCTTTGATTTTTTTAAACCTACCTTTTTGAATAGTCCAAACATTTTAACATCTCCTAAAAAAATAAGGGTAGAATTTTTAGTTCTACCCTTATTTATAATTGCAAAAAAGACTAATAAGTATTATTTGATTTTAATAGTCTTAGGCTTTTTATGCTCTGGTACAATTCTCTCTAATGAGATTTCTAACAATCCGTTTTTGAGTTCAGCGCCTTTTACTTCGATATCGTCAGCAATGGTAAATTTACGTGTAAATTTTTTCTGCGAGATACCTCTATGAAGTACTTCAGCATTTTCGACTTTATCATCGAATACTGATTTAACTGTAATAGTGCCGTCTTCTACAACGACTTCGATATCCTCTTTTGAGAATCCCGCTAACGCCATCTCAATTGAGAACTCATATTCGTCATGTTTGACTATATTGTATGGAGGAAATCCAGTTGATGTGGCCATATTATGAGTATGATTCATAAGATGATCAAATACTCTATCGAAACCTACGGCGTAGGGCGTGAATTTATTAATGTCAAATGTGGTAAGGTTATTCATTGCTATTCTCCTTTATTAAGCTAGAATATTAAAATTAAGAAGCACCCTTAATAGGCGTACTTCAACTGTATTTATAATAACAAAAATTTATGCTTTTGTCAAGTCACTTGCCTGTAACGGCAGAGTCCTCATCAAATAAACTTAACTGTTGAACTTGCTCTCTATCAGTATTATATGAATTAGCTTCTATCTTCTTTAGCTTTTCTAATACTTCTTCATGATGTACACAATCATAAAGATTAGGTGGTTTATAGTTAGGGCCTTTTAATACTTTTCCGTCTTCACGATATATCGGTTTGCCATCTTCACCCAATTTAGACATATTACTACTATGAACTTCAGCAAAACAATAGTCTAGTTCTATACCCATAGCCGCTCCCATACCATAAACAACATAGAGCAAATCAGTAAGAGCATCAGCAACTTCTATTATGTTCTTTCTTTCAACACCAAGATAAAGTTCTCTTAGTTCTTCTTCTATGAGTTCTAGTCTAAGTTGTAAAGTCTTTTCATCTAACATAGTAGGTTTATCTGCTACATTCTGTTTAAATGCTCTCATGAAGTCTACTACTTTATCAAAGTTAGTAATGTATCTCATTGGTCCTCGCCTTCCCATTATCTTTTCTTTCCTATGTTATATTTTGCAGATAAAGTCCATCCATCTTTTTCTTTATGAGGTAGCACTTTTATTTGAGATAATGGTGCTACTGGATCTTTTGACTTATCTTCACTAACTAGTTTTACTAAACCCCACTCAGCTAAAAGATTAGCTATTGTATTTCTTCTTCCCATATCATCTTCTGTAAAGTTACTCGGCTTTCCATCCATAGAGAAAAGCTCCTTGAAGTGGCAGATATAGTACCGAGATTGCTTGTGAAGAATATGGCAACTTTGAAATAAAGTTTTATCTTTTCTACTTGCTACACCTATACGTGTAAGAGTTTCTCTTATCTTGAGAAAGTCTTCATCTTCTTTCAGTGTAACTTCTACTAAACTATCTAAATCAATCATACTCCACCTTTTTCTAATTTACCCTTGATAAATTTAATCTGATCTGGTGTAAGAATTGATAGAACTTGAATTGCCTTTGCATTGCTATATCCATAATACTCTTTCACAAGAGACAAGTCTCTATCATTTTCTTTTTTCACCCACTTAGAAAATCTTTTCTTAGGCCTGACAATATTTAGTAAATACTCAAATTGTAAAAGATTGTCAGCATGGTGTCTTAGGTTAAGTTCATTGGCATAACCTATCGTATCACTGAAATAAGATAATGCACGATTAGTTAGAAATGGACTATATTCTTTTTCTGCTATTGTATCGTTATTACTACCTCGCATGAGGTTTTTCTTAGAAGTATTGATAGCACTAATATAGTCAAATGGATTTGTTTTCTTTACTGCCATTCTGTATCTACCATTAACTCTGTAAGAAATGCCATAAAGTTAACTTCTTGATCAGCTACAAAAGCAGACTTGTATTGATAGTCGGCAAGCGTAACAACAATCTGAGGTAGACTACTTGGTTTTGCATATTGATTTATTGTATCATATATTTTTCGAAACATCGGTGCAACATCACCATCAATATTCTTACCAACCCATTTACGAATTGTTGTGAACTCTTTATCTTTTAATAGTTGCATTAAATCTTTGATACTTGTCTCGGATAGATTAGCAAGTATACCACTATCAATATGGCCAGTTGCAGAATATCTTTGCAACTCATTTAGTATTCTACGATTATCAGGAAAATGTTTTCCGAGAACTTGTTGAATTACTTTTTCTTCAAAGCTAACATTTTCTTGTTTGAGAATATTTAAAATTCTAGCATACAATTCTTTAGCCATACTGGGCTTATCTTTGTTTGCTATCTTAAACTCTATAACTGAACAACGACTATGAAGTGGTTGTATAATCTTATTGACAAAGTTACATGTCATTATAAAACCACAGTTCTTACTAAACTCTTCCATGAAGTTTCTGAGTGCAGGTTGAACTGTTTCTGCATTACAATAATCTGCTTCATCTAAGATTACATACTTACGTCCACCTGCTAGAGATACAGACGATGCAAAGTTTTTAATTTTAGTTCTGAGTGTATCTATTAATCTACCTTCATCAGAACCATTGATAACAATATAGTCAGCACCTAATTCTTCTAACATAGCTTTAGCAACAGTAGTCTTACCTATGCCTTGAGAACCAGTCAGAAGAAGATTAGGTACATTTTTATTATCAACGAAAGTCTGAAATAAAGTTTTTAACTCAGGACTTAGTATAGTATCTTTTATTGTCTTTGGGCGATACTTCTCTACCCACAAAAAGTCTTCTCGCATAATTCACCATAATATAAAATTTCAATATTAAGAAAAGGTAGAGTTTGTTTCTGTCGCTATCCAATATTGAATGTTTTTTGCAGTTGATTTAAAATGAGCAATACCAGATTTTGATATCTCTATGTTATAATCACTTACACTTAATTTTTGTAAATTCTCAGTTTTAAATACCATTGAGAAAACATTATTTGTTTCACCAAGAATTACACTATGTTCATTAGAAGTAGGATTTTTTGTATCAGTTGCTACTAAAGATATTTTACTATCTGCACCACGAACAACAACTTCAGGTAAACCTAGTTGATTAGCGGCCATTAGAACTTTCTTTAAATCATCAGCACTAACTTTTACAGATACATCTATACTATCTAATTCTAGATTTTTATCTGGTGCAGAAGTTACCATAGAAGGATCAGTATATGTATAGGTTGATCTATTATTACCTTCACTTAGTACTACTTCTCTTTCACCAAAAGCAAAATCAGGCTTCTCATATAAACTAGCTAAACCTAAGAATTGATTTAGTTCATATATTGCAAAGTTCATTGGAAGAGTTTCACCAATCACTGCCTGGGCAAGAATATTTTTCTGCTCTGAAACTGTACGGACAGTATTTCCTGCTTTGAAAGATAGGGAGGGGTTTATTGTACCAAAGTTTTTTAGTACTTCAATTGTATCATCACTTATTTGCATCATCATTTTCTCCTGATTGATTTGAATCTATATGTAAAGCCATTATAGCATAGTGAGCCACTTTTAGCAAGTCCGCTCTATTCTTACCATTCTTCTTACCATATCTCTGTGCATACTTGATTATATTACCAAGCATAAAACCTTCGCCATGTCCGCAATCGATTATAAATTCTGTCGATTGAAATTGGTTTGTAGAATAGTGTCCTTTATAAGTTGCAGATACATAATCGTACAACTCTTTAAGAATTTTATCTTCACCAAATTTAAAGTTTACTTTTTCACTCACTTAACTTCTCCTAAGTTCAATTGTATACCTTCTTTCTTTTTCTTTTTCATTTTTGCTACTTGTTCTGGATCAGCAGTTGCTGAGGCACCAAGTTGTGCTAAGTCTAGTAAACTACCACCAAAAACATAACTACCAGTATGTGATAATTTCATCCATGGACAATAATAAGTTTTAATTCCAGCTTTTCTCATATACTGACAAAACATATAATCTTCTGAAAGATATCTTTTTGACTCTGGATCTATTAATGCCTGAAAGTACATACCAATATCACGACTACCATCAAAATGTGCAGTTCGAACATGATCTGGAAAATATCTTAATTCTGGATAAGCTTCATCAAATTTTTTAAAAGCATTTTTTGTTATCATCATAAACCCAGTTCCACCTTCAAGAACAGGTATAGGTTCATCTAATCTTAATTCTTTATCATCAGATAATGGATTAAAAACATAATCACCACCATAGTTTTCTAATAAGCCAGGATTCTCATTAGCAAAACCCATCTCTACTGCTTGCTTTATCTTTTCCCAAGCTATTGTCTTTTTAGGATATGGCCCACAAACAATATCTCTATTACCCTCTTCAGCTAGAATAGCTAGTGATAAAACATCGTTAGGATCAAATCCTATATCCGAATCTATAAACATCATATGAGTATAATCACTACGTAAAAATTCATCTACACAATAGTTTCTTGCTCTGGTAATTAAAGATTCATTGAAGAGATAAAACATTTTAATGTCCATCTCATATGCTTGAGCAATCTTAGCTAAGTCGCAACTCGATTTAGTATACATACCATGACATTGTCCACCGTACATAGGCGTAGCTACGAATATTTTTTTCTTACGTAGATCAGCTAATTCAATTTGTATTTCCAAGTTATATTCCTTTTCATAATATATTGTTATGATTATATACTAAAAAGCCCATCTTTGTCAAGACAGGCTTTCGAGGTTATATAAGTTTTATTAGAATGGTATTTCTTCTTCATTCTCAACGGCAGTGTTAGGTATTTCAGTTTCAGAAGAAACATCTATATCAATTTTGGTATACAAGTCTTTAAATGATAACTTGGTGTCCTCGTCAAATCGATTGATGCACATATCGATGGCTGTCATTTTGTCATCGAATATTGAGAAAGCTTTTGCTATGTGAACTAGCCTTCTTGTTGAGATAATCTCGTCAACACCACCATCAACAAAAGTTTTTCTGATAATGTCAGCCCAATCTACAAGCTTGCCAACAAAACCATCGTCAACAATATTCAAGTCAGTGAAAACTTTACCGAGAATATTTTTCTCAATAGCTGGTGAAGGATACTCTTGCTCGACAGTGATAGGAAATCTTTCTAAGAAAGCCTCATTCATCACATTGGTACCGATAAATCGGCCATCGTCAGAGCCTTTACCTTTGGTGTTAGCAGTAGCAACTACTGTGAAACCATCTTTGGGCTTGATAAACTCACCAGTCTTTTTGATGAAGTAACCTTTGCCTTCAAGTATTGATTGTAAGCACATTACTTTGGCTGGGTTAGCTAAGTCTAACTCATCAAGCAAAGCAACGGCGCCTTTCTCCATCGCATTGATGATAGGGCCTTTGAAGAACTTGGTGTCACCATCGACAAGTCGAAAACCACCGATCAAATCATCTTCATCAGTTTCGATAGTGAAGTTGATTCGAATAACTTCTCTTTTGGCTTGGGCGCAAGCTTGCTCAATACCAAATGTTTTACCATTACCAGATAACCCAGTAACATAAACAGGATAAAACATTCTAGAAGAAACAATCTTTTTGATTTTGGTGAAGTTACCAAAAGGAACAAAAAGAGGATCGATAGCTGGTATCAAATTCTCAGTGAAACCATTATGATCCATAGTCAAAGATTTTTTAGGAGCAGGCATCAGAGCGGCCTGAGCCGTAGTATCTTCAACAACTTCAGTAGGAGCAACTGTAGTTGCAGTTTTAATTTCAGAAACTGGTAGCTGGTATAAACCTCTACCAATTCTATAAGTCCAAGAACCATCAGAGTTCTTATCGTAAATAAGAAAGTTCGGCTTAGGAAACCCCATAGCTTGAACTTCTTTGATTTGGGCCGATGTGATTTTATCGGTACCAAACTTGTCAATAGCGGCATCGACAAAAGCTTGTTGTTTTGAATTTATCATAATATAACCTCTCAATTAAAAATTCGAATCACTTACACTATTATAATAGCAGGACTGGCAGAAATGTCAAGCTACTAAATCAATAAATTTTGAAAGCATAACTCTACTTTCTTTTTTACCCTTGTTTGCTTTCTTGAAAGCGTTTCTGATTTGAGCCGTAGTTGCAGTTTCAGAAACATCTATCGCACCATTTGAAGTTTGTAAATCATTACCAAGTATTGTGAATTGCTTAGTGTAACCATTAGTTGTAATAGTTGCAAACTTGTAAGCTTTCATTTCAGCAAATACTTTCTCTTTCTGAGAATAGTCTAATGATCTTGGTAAAGCTTGTATTGCACTAGGCTTTCTATTAGGTAAAATATGAAACCCGATAACATTACTATTTGTATGCTCTCTTAATGACTTGATAAGGTTTCTAGTAACTGCACTATTATCAACTCCATAACCACCTCTTCTAGCATTAGAAATTCTATACTGCTTTTTGTTGATGGGATTGTGAATAATTAAAGTATCGATACCATAGCCAATGTAACTTCTATTTCCATTATCATTTTTATAGTGTTGATAGAAACCCTCACCATCAGTAAGAAAAACTGTATTGACAATATCGAGTCTTTTTACTTTCTTAAACTTTGCCACTAAGTGGTGGGCAGAAATGATTGCATCATTCAAAGGTGTACCTGACAACCATAGTTTGTAATCAACATTGTAAGAACCATATCTATGATCAAATCGATATCTATTCTCCCAGTACTTACCAACTGCAAGAGTTAATGCACACATTTTTTGAAACTCAGTTCTTGACATTTTATCATCAAAGAACTGTAGCAAGTGGTAGTGATCACCATGAAGTGTTTCACCAGTTTTAAACTGACTAATATCTGAAGACTCTCTAAGCGTAGCACTACCTTTGTCATTATCACTGAAAGCATAAACTTGAAATGGTATCTGAACTTGTCGGCAAAAGCTAACTAAGTTGATTAACTGATCAACAGTGTTACCCAACTGACTAGCCATTGAACCACTCCAGTCAATAAACATTATTAAGCCATGATTTTTACCATCAGGTACCACTGTCATTTTCTTGAATATATCATCAGAAAATTTGTGATTGTTCATTTTGAGTGTATCAATAACACCAGTTTTAGAAACTGTTGCTCTTTTATACTCGGCCGCTTTCTTCTTCATTTCAAATTCTTTAACAAGATAATTGATTGTCTTTTTATTATTTCTTTGAAAATCTTTATACATCTTGGTGCCAGCGGCAAGAGTATCACTTTTAGCAAGACTCAAAACTTTTTTGTAGTCCCAGATAATATCTTCATGGTACTTAGCATTTAAGTTTAAGTACATGTTGGTAATATTTTTATCAGTTTCTTGACTATATTCTTTTTCAATACTATTTTCTAAAGCTTGTTCAGTAACTGCGATAGGTGCATTAGGATCTAAAGAAGTACCAGAACCAGAAGTAATATCATCAGAGATAGATTGAACTTCAGTAACCTCTGTTTCTTCTGATTCATCTTCAGTTTCACTTACTGATTGGCTAACACTTTCAGTTTCGCCTTCTTCATCTGATTCTTCAGAACTATCGTCTCCATCTTCAGTGTCACTATAATCGTCATCACCCATGTCACCATCGTCATAATCAAAATCGTTGTCATCGGATCCATCTTCCATCTCCTCTTCTAATTCTTTTTGAGCCTGTTGCTCTTGCTCTAATTCTTCTTGTGCTAACTTAAATAACTCAAGAGCAACTTTCTCAGCATCTTCTTGAGTTTCTATTTTAGAAATGATATCTAACCACTTCTTTTCATCTTTAGCAAAATCAACAGGTGTAGACATACCACACTTGAAGTAAACATTGATTCTGTCGATTAGCTTGAAATTATTTATCTCATCTTCACTCTTGCCAAAAAAACCATCAGCTAACATTTTCTTATATGATTGAATGAAAGATCTTTTTAAGCCAGGATATACTCTTTGAATTTTCTTTTCTATTCTAGCATCTTCTACAATATTGTAAAAGCCTTTGAAGTTCTTGCCGTGTTTATCAATTGCAGAACCCCACATATCAGCATCAGTATATAAAGCATGGCCAACTTCATGGCCAACTAGATGATCGTATGTGAAGTTCTGCATATCGTCCCACAAAGGAAGAACTAAGTTTCTATTCTTAACATCAAAGCTTGCAGTACCGACATTTTTATGTTCGACATTAATATTCTCGGTAGCAAGCAATCTTGCAAGAACTTCTTTGGATTGGATATTTACTGTCATTTGCGAATCACTCTCTCTAATTACTCTTATAATGTACCATAACCAGAGAGAGTTGTCAACCCCTAATCTTTCTTATGCCGCAAATTTTTCTTCTAATTTAGATAATTTTACTTTTTTCTTATCGCCATGATTTGGTATTTTTGAATAATCACCATCACGAATAGCTTCATAATTATTTTCCCAAAAATGCTTCAATGCAGAAAATGGCATAATATTGCCTTTCTTGAAACCTGTTTTTTCTTCTAAGACATCAAGTTGCTGAAATACACCGACTATTTCTACATCCATATTGTATCTGTTTGGCTTAACAAAATCTTCAAACTTATCCCATTCTTGTTTCCAATCTTTAACCAGTCTTTTACAAAAATCATATAATGGATTTTTCATGTCAGGTTTTCCACAGTGAATAACTCTTTTTAGTGTCCCACCCTCTTTATAAAAAGTAGGATCTTCATTATAATAATTCAGATCTGAACTTAACAGTCCCTTCCAGTTTGAACCATAAGATGCCCATTTAACACCATCATAACTATTAACTATATTATCATGATAGCCAAACTTTCTTAATTGCTCAACAACTTGCTTTTCATTACTTATTGAAATATATGGAATATATACTGACTTTTCATTTAAAACATCTTCAATTATTTTTGTATATTTGCTTTGCTGAACTTGTTCTTCAGTTACACCCATCATAAACACTACTGCTTTTTCAACTTCTTTTTTCCATTTCGAAAGTTCTTTACTAGTTGGATTTGGCTTTAGTGTATAAACAGAACCTTCATCTTCCATCATTCTCTTTAAGATAACTGCAAGTGATGCATCATTCAGAGGTTCAGATTGATAATCTAATGTATTAAGAAAAGCTCCAACTTGAATTAAATTCGCTAAAGTAAAATTTGCATTTTTAAAGTAAACCGCACACATTCTATTTTCTAGATTCGGGGCCGCTCCATATAATGCTTCGTTAAATGAATTACCATTAAATAGATGTTCGACTCTTACGTTTTCCATATTTTCACCTTTAGTACAAACAATTTGTAAAGGCTTTTCTCTTATATCAATTCCTCTTTCTTTTATATCATGCTTCATTCCTGGTATTTTAGAATTTCTTGTTTGTCGAAATAATTGACTATTTGAATCATGTATTATTGCATTTTGTATTCTTTTATTAGAAAATAAATGAGTTCCTTGATAAGATAAACCCATATTATCAAAACTGAAATACTCAGGTTTTCTTTCTATATTATAAAAATCTGTGTTAATGTCTAGGTGATCATTTGTAAATTCTATTATGTTAGAATTTAACATAAACTTATGAAGTTTATTCATTTTAGTCTTCTTTCTATCCTATAAGATTTATTTGTCTTATACGATTTAATTTATTAATGTTAAATACCCAAATATAGAATCACTATATTTCGGTACATCTTATTTATAATAACACAAATCTCTACGTAGTGTCAACACCAAAGTTTGTTATTAATCTCATGCCATAATTATTTGGCTTACTCGTTAATCTTTCTTCTACACCAGGTTTAAATCTAAGTTTGTTTTTCTTGAAAGGCCCATAGTCAACATAATGATGCCATCTACCATACTTCCAAACTACCTTAGCTACATCTGGGTGTAAGTCTGCCAGCATCTTAGATTTATTGATTGTACCATCAGTATTGTAACCAGTCTTTTTAAACTGCTCATTCTCTGTGTGTTCTGCATGATAAAACTCTTCAGTATTTCCACCTTTAACAGTTTGTGTAGCGGCTTTACCTTGCATAAAAGCATTGAACTGAATCGTACAATCACCATCTTTTAATACTCTAAGACATATATCAGTGTCTTCATTGTATCTACCTCGCCACCTGTGCTTACAATCGTTTCTGATAAGCAATGTAGAGTATATTCTTGTGTTTGCTACGAATGGTGGATATTTCTGATTAGCGGCTATAAAGAAACGATATTGAAAACCAGAGATTGGTACATTTTCATATCTTTCTACAAAGTCTTCTGCGGCTCTGAATATTACACCACTCTCAACACGTATACGTATATTTTCATGTAGTCTATAGAAGTCATCTATATTATCATCTAATACCCAATGATAATCTGCACCAATAGATATCGAATGATCCCAACACCAGTTTCTTGCTCTACCAGGGCCATCGCCATGATTACTAAAGGGAAGTTCTAAAAGTGTTACTAAATCTAAATCAAAGTTTTTTAGTGCTTGCTCGTAGTTATTCCAGTCTTGTGGTTCTATCGCAATATAATGTGGTATTCTCATACGATTTAAACTACGTGAAGTCTTCATAGACTCATGTCGTGTTTTAGAAATAATATAAACTGGGTGTCTAGGATTTGTCATCTTCAATCCATCTTAATAGAGAGTTTTTAGTAATCTCTAGTTTTGGATACCACATTGATTTAGTTTTATCAGTGGGTTTCATTTCACGATCAACTTGTGAATACTTTTCACAAAATTCATCAAAATCTTCTTTAGTTCTAAAATGTACATAGATAGTTTTATATGTTTTCTTATCTTCTTGTTTGTACTCTGGCATTTCTTTCCAATGCTTTTTCCAAGGTTCTTGAACTACAGTTTCATCAAGTTCTGGCATAAAAGATGTTAAGTCTGCATTTGGTTTTTCTTGAATTCCAAGAAGACTTTCATACTCTGTAGTTTCTTTTACTTTATCTGTCATATTACCTCTCTACAGTTTTATAGCTAATGTCACTAGTATACCAACTAGAAGTATGTTTGTCAAGATCATTTGTATACATAATATCATATGATACCAAACCCACCTATGTTTATATAGAGTGTGTACATTGACTCGTGTATCTACATCATCATCTGACTTTTGATTAGTTTCTACTACATGTCTTTTGAAACCTAGTATCGTAGGTATATCCCATATTTTCTTATTTTTTTCCATAAAACTTTGTAACTCCATCATAATATCTATCAAACAAATACCAACAACAATTATCTTTACCCACTGACTTAGTTCCTGGAATCCACTTTACTCGCCCTATACTTACTATTTTTTTAATCAAGTGTTGGTATGGTTTACTTTGTTTTGTGTGGATCCAGTCTGCATCAAACAATAACCAAGTCTTTCTACAATTGGTAAAACGATCTATCATATCGTGTAATATTTTTCTATCCCAAGGTGGATTAGTAATTATGTAATCTGCTTCGTATAAGTCGGACATAGTAACTTCTCTATAATCTCTAGTAAGTATAATACCTCTCTCTGCTATATCTACTTGAGGTTCTAAGTCACTGGCCCAAGAACACCAACCATTTGATGAGTCTTCTATATGTTTAACTAAAGCACCATCACCAGCACAAGGTTCTGCAAATCCAAATTGTTTCTTAGGTAAGTGTTCGAATAAAGGTACAACTGCTTCATATGGTGTAGCATAGAAGTCTCTATCCTTTCTAACGAAATCACTTCGCTTACCCATTAAGCAACTCTACTAAAGTTTTTGTATTTCTCAAATCGTATCTGATGCTTAAACTTCTCTGATAGTATATCACCTTTGTGAGATATCACAAATACGTTTGTCTGATTATCTAACTGATTTAATAGCTTTAGAAACTCATCACAACCATTATTATCTAGTGATGCATCAAACACTTCATCAAGTATTAGTAGATTTGTATTGATAGAGTTTTTTAGTTTTGCTATAGAACGCCATGTGAATAGTAATGCTAAGTCTATTCTCATTTTCTCGCCTTCTGAGAATGATGCATATGAAAACTCGTCACGGTGTCTACTCTTAATAACTTCATTGAACTGCTCGTCTAGTTCAAACAATACAAAGAAATCTAGAGAGGCCAAATATTTGTTGATAAGCTTATTCATCACTGGTACATATTGCTTAATGATTTTCTTTTTGATACCATCATCTTTGAGCATGTTTACTGCTACACTGAATAGTTCTCTATCATTGACTAACTCTTCTTTTCTCTGTTCATTAAGTCTCTTATCATCTTCGTAGAGTTTAAGTTTTTCATATGTCTCAACACTATCTACACCAGTATCTTTTATCTTCTCGATTTCTTTCTGATTTTTCTGTATAGATTTGTTTAGAGATTTTATACTAGAATTATTTTCAGCAATCTCTGTCTGTAATCCTACTAATACTTGTTGTGCTGATAACATATCATTTATTTTACCATCTAGTTCAGCTAATTGTTTCTGTAACTCACCTTCACCGGCTTGCACTTCTACTATGGTAGCATTTGTTTCTGATATTTTACTGTCACGGATATCATCATTGATATCTTGAGAACAAGTAGGACACTCTGCATTATCAGTGAAGAAAGCTATTCTCTTTTCTGCATTCTTTATCTTTCTTTGCATTCTGTTGTGAATGTCGATAAGTTTTGCTTTCTTATTTTCATTGACTTTGAGTGGTGCAACATCTTCTGATAGAAACTCTATCTTCTCTACAATCCCATTTGATAGTTGTGTTAAGTCATTGATTTCATCTTGGGCCCCATCTATCAAGTTTTGAAATGTAGCTATCGTATCATCATTCTGCTCTTTGAGTTTACGAATATATGATTGTTGTGTATCAATCTTTGTTTTAAGTAAATCAATCTGATAGTCTGAGTCACGTATAGATTCTTTATTTTCTGCAACTCTATCTTTCAATAGTTTACCCATGTTAGAGAATATACTAATATCTAATAAATCTTCTATCACCTCTCGTCTATGCGACACGGACAGTTGCATGAAAGGTATAAATGTAGATGCACCAAGAACAACTATCTGTGTGAAAGATTTGAAGTTTAGTTTTAGTATAGTCTCTTCTAGTTGCTTCTGATAATCTCTAGCTGAACCTGGTTGATTGAGTAAAGTGCTATCTTGATGTATCTCAAATATATTTGGTTTCATACCTCTACGTATGGTATAGTTCATTTTACCTATCTTAAATTTCACTTCGACTTCTAGTCCACCCATATTGATTGAGTTCAACATTTGTGATTTACTAATTTTACGAAATGGTTTATTAAATAGTACAAAACATAGTGCATCAAGTATCGTTGACTTACCAGCACCGTTCTCACCTACTATAATTGTATTTGAGTGAGTGTCTAAGGGTATATCTGTCCATTGATTGCCTGTTGATAGAAAGTTCTTCCATCTAATATTTTCAAAATATATCATTATACTTCCATATATAAAGCTTCATTATACAATGTTCTCATGAGATTGTCGAGTCTTTTCTTTGGTACACTCGTTTCCATGTTCTCAATGTAATTAGATAGTATAGTTACAGTGTCTTGAGTTTGATTGACTAGATCATCATCACCTTCTAAATGTAAGTTCAAGTGATCATCTACAATCTGCACTGCGATAGGATTTTCTTGATAGAGTTTATCCATAAACAAATCAAATGTATATGGGTTCTCTTTCTCTTGTGTAATCACTTTGACATATGTGTTACCAAACATAGAGTAATCTTTATGCAATATCTCTTCTGAAGTTTTATTAACATCATCGTAAAATACTTTATGAAACATACGATATGGATTTCTTACCATCTCTATCTCTCTAGTATTTGTATCAAATACATGAAAGCCTTTTGGATCTTGATAGTCGCTCCATGTCAGTTCATATTGGGTGCCAAGATAATGCACATTATTACTTGTAGATTTTGTATGAAAATGGCCAGATAATACTGTATCAAAATGTTTGAAAGTATCTATACTTATACCATGATCGGAGGTGATACCTCTCATGAGAGTACAACCTGCTATCTCTAGATGTCCCATACAAATTTGTGCTTTTGCATTCTTTATCATGTCCATAGAGTTTGCATAATTAGATGTGTTTATCCAAGGCAAAAATAATATATCAGTACCATCGAATGTTACGACTTCTGCTTCTGAATAATACTTTACACTATGCTTATCAAACAATTCTGCCATAGAGTTTATCTCATTAGTATTCTTGTAAGGTACATCGTGATTACCAATGACAACATGTAAATCTATTTTTCTATCTAACAATGGTTGTATAAGATTATCTTTTAGATGTCTGAGTGTGACATAGTTTATATACTTACGTCTATCTACGATATCACCAAGATGTATGACAGTATCTATCTTGTTTTCATCTATGTAAGGTAAGAATATATTATCTACAAACTTTTTGAAATAATCTAAGAATTGCTGAGAATCATTTCTTGCACCCCAATGGGTGTCATTAATGATAGCTATTCTCATTGTTCAGCTATAAATTTATCTAAAGGTGCAACAGTTTTTCTTTTCTTTTTACGTTTATTCTCTTCAAAGTTTTCTATAAAATCATTCATATATTCTTCACTCCATTCATTATATTTAATTTTATTATCGAAAGGTATATCGTTTCCAGATTTTTCGGCTGTCTGGCCAAATAAATTTACATTTTCGGATGCTTTATATTTTGTATACAAATATTTCTTTTCTTTTTGTATTCGTCTAAGAAAAGCAAAGTAAATAATCTGTGTAAAATAAGCAAATGGATTTCTAGATTTTTCGGGATTAAAATTATCAATATATTGCAAACAGTTTTCAACACCATCTGCAACCATCTCTTCTCTAAATGTATAGTTTATAAA